AGCAATAGTGTTTTTAGATGTTTATACCTTTTGTTTTCGGCGCCTGCATCAGCACCGCCTCCGGATAATACCGGATATTTCCCCCAGATTTATTTTGCAGGTTAAAAGTCCGCACTTTTATAGAAAATGGCACCGGATTTTTTTGATTATCCAGTTTTTTCATTTCCGTGATAATTTCACTCAAAAACAGCGTTTTTTCCATGTGGTAAATATCTAATAACCACCTGCAAAACCAAAGGACACATCAAAAAGTGATAAAAAACAAGGGTCATTCTCACAATAGAAAAGTTAAATGTTTATTTATCAACATTTTAAGCCCTTATTTTTTTATTTTTTTCTCACAGAGCGAGGTAGGGGTGCAGCGCCGCCTTAGTTGAATCTACAATTGCAGTTTTTGTTTTTTACCGAAATATGTAAGGATTCCACAAAAAATCCCTACAAAGTTTGTAAGGATTGTAATTTTCAAAAAAAAATAGATTTCTTATCACTCCAGGTTGGAAATGATGAACGAATGCGCATACCGATAGTCTATAATGTAGCTGAACTGCCAGAACAAGCAGTAATCCACAGTATCAGAAAAGTGTGTGGCATGCTCCTGCGGGATGGTATGGCTACGCTCGGAGGATTTGTCTTTCTTAAAAGCATCGTTACTCTCCAGCGGAGCGTTCTCCATGGAAATAATCAAATTCGGACACTGGTTCTCATTGATTCTCACTCTGGGAAGTCTGATGTCCTGCTCTGCCAGAATTTCATTTACCAAACGCCACTTATCGATATGAGGCGGGTTATTCGTATTAGGGGTTTTATTGATGACAATCCAGCCTGCCGCTCGGAGCATATTCTCCACATCCTGAGCCAGCGTGGTCTTAGAGTTTGCCTCAGTCTTATAACCCGAGCGGTCATGATACAGATGCACCACATTGCACGATGCCTTGTGCGCTGCATAATAGTCTATAAAGAGCTGAACCATATCCGAGAGTTTCTTCGGGTTCTTCACAAAAAATTCTTTGATGAACCTAATTTCATTTACCGACTGAAGATACTGCGATACTGTCCCGCAGTTTATCCTCCCCCCGAAATCTATATTCAGCTGGAGTGGTACTCCCTTCACTAAGTCCGTATCATAGCTGCAGCTCGGCACATAGTCCTCGGTCATCTCCCCCAGGGAAGAGAGGTCATACTTATAATTGTAATAATGCACATTCTGCCGGAGCTGTCCATAAAATCCATCACTGATTCCACGAGGGCGGATGTTGAGAATCTCAGCATCAAAGAGAACCTGCGACAAGGCTTCCTTCCGCATCTTCTCTATCCAGCCAGGCTTAAGGTTAAGAATATTAACCTTAGAAGACGCTTTGATGAACGCATACTCCTTCGGGCTGTCTTTAGAGAGCTGCTCCCGCTGGGTAAACCATTCGCCCTTCTTGGTCATCGCCACCGAGGAAACGAAAATCTCGGCATGCGCCATAGACTTTCCAGCGAACTGCTCTTTCTTCGCTCGGTTCGTGGTCAAGACATTGTTGAATAATCGGTCGTAGGTAAGCAGTGCCGCCTCGTCCCCGATGACCCAGTAAGAGTTCAGCCCTCGCCCAGAGTTGGGATTGTCCAGCGATACCATCACCGCAATCGCTCCATTGCGGAAATGAATTACATTATTCCAGCTGTCCGGCGCTTGGAACGGCATCTCAAAGCCCTCCTTCTTTCCGCACCTGCCCACCACATAGTCTATATCCTCGTATAAACCAAACATCTCCATTCCCTCCTTGGTAGAGGGCAGCGTTCGGGATTTTATCTGAACAAAAGTTTCTCCCACAATGACTCCTGTAGAGCGAGGCATCTGCCTTACAGCTTCCTTTACGAACCAGCCTAAAACCGTAGACTTGCCCGATCCCCTCGCTGCCTCTATCGTGATGTAAGGGATTTTATACCGATGGTTTGCCAGCACTGCCGCCATCTGCATGGGGTTGAGCTTTACCAGCTTCTGGGGTTTCAAAAGATTGCTAATTTCGTTACTTATCGCTGTCATCGGTCTCGTCATTTTCTGTTACCTCATTGTAATCAATATCTTCTACCTCCAGATTATTAAAGTCCACCACGCCTTCTTTGAATAGCTTGTCCATGACTTTGTACATTCTTCTCGGCATCTTGATGTTATACTCGTGTGCTTGGATTTTCTCTGGGTCAATCTGATTTTCGGATTCCTCAAAATTGAACAATGATGCATAGACTTTCAAGGCTTTTATCTCCAGTTCTACCTGTCCGGATTTTACTGCTTTTTGGTAAGCATTCCAGAGAGCCTCCTGCAAAATCAGGCGGTCTGCTTTCACACTCACCGCATCCAAATCGCCGAAAATCTGCATTGCCCAGTTGTGCTCTCGGTATGCCGTAGCCTGAGAAATTTTATAATCTCTCATCATAATTTGAATGGCTTGGTTTGCCGAATATTTATTATTCAACCGAAGCGACCACACATGTGCCAGGCGGGCTTTTTTTTCTTCCTCCCGCTGGCTTAGAACCACAGAACTCTCATCAAGGTAACTTGCCTTGATTCTGTGAAACATGCTGTCCTTCTTGAATTTTTCTATTGACATGCCCCAAAGATAATTTTTAGGATTTTCTCTGTAAAAGACAAAAAAAGCCCTGCAAATGCAGGGCAACAATAGATAAAGTAAATGTGTTAAATTGATACTTATAGTTCTATTGATAAAAGTTCTCTTCCTAAAGCGTGTAAACCTTCTTCTATTTTTTTGCGTTGTGCTTCACGAGGTTTTTTCAATCCTGTAGCATAATGATGAATTAATTTCTGATTGATACCTGTAATCTTTTCAAATGCAGGATTTCCCAAGATACCTTTATAATATTGCAAAAGACTTTCGGTGTCAAATTTATACTTTATTTCGTATTCTTTATAAGGAAAATTACCTATTTCTTTGGTTGTTTCTATTCCGTCAAGAATACTTTGTTTTACTTCTTTTACATCATCTCCTGCACCGTATATTCCTGGTACATTTTCAGCATAAGCCCCGAATGTTCCATCGTTTGCTCTTTCTATTATTACATTTATTGTCTTCATATTTTTATTTTTTTAATATGGGACTTTTTACAGTCCCATTTGTTTTCTTAATGCTTTTTCTAATCCGCTGGACAATTCTTTGGTTCCGTGATTGGGAATGGCTACTTCTATTTTGCCGTTTGTCCAAATTTCATGGCTTCCCTTTCCCTGCCTTAAGAACCACCAACCTTTTCTTCTAATTTCTCTAAAAAATGCGCTGTACTTCATAGAACTATCGTTTATCAATTTAACACCACAAAGATATACATTTATATACTATTGTGCAAATATTTTATGAACTTTTTTTCATTTTTTTACAAAAAAAATCAGAGGTTTATTCCTCTGACTTTTTATTAAATTGTTCTATCTCAGCATCTGTAAGCTGTTTTCCGTTCCTCCATACTTCATAAGCCAACCCATTTTCTTTCATATAGGATACCCACCGTCTTACAATAACATCCGAAAACCTCGTGTCCAGCTCAAAGCCTCTGCACGCTCTCCAATTTTGCTCACAAGCTATCAAGGTAGAGCCAGAACCTAAGAAGCCATCACCTACAATTTCCCCCTGTCTGCTGGAATTTTTAATCAAATACCCCATTAAATCCAAAGGTTTCATCGTAGGATGGTCTGCATTTCGCTGTGGTTTGTCAAACCTTAAAATCGAACTTTGCTTTCTGTCCGTATACCAAGGATGAGCTCCTTCTGCATTCCAGCCATACACCAGAGAACGGTGCGTTTCTACCTCCGTAGGCTGTGTTTCTTCGCAGAAAATAACAGGTTCATGCTGCATATGATAGTCCAGCCTTCCTAATACAAATGAATTTTTTACCCAAACCAAAGTAGATGAAATCTTATACCCTGCATCCAGCATAGATTGTCTGAAATTGATAGCCTCCGAATCCGAATAAAATACATACGCAGGTGCTCCAGCATGAGAAAAAACATAACTATTCACGAAGAAATCATACAAGAATCGATAAAAATTATCATTGCTCATCTTATCATTCTTGATTTTTAGTTTATCTTTCGTTCCTCCTTGATAGTCTACATTATACGGCGGGTCGGTAAGTAATAGATTCAGTTTGTCATCACCAAGCAACCTCGCCCAGTTTTCTGAATCGGTAGAACTACCGCACAAAAACCTATGCTTTATGTTTTTATCTTTAGAAACTAATTCAAATAAATCCCCCTCTACACTTTGCATTTTTTCAGGAAGTGAAGCATCAAAATCGCCCTCATCTTCAGGCGGAAGCACAGCGTTCTGCTTTAAAAATTCATCAAAATCGCCCATGTCCATTCCGATGCCTTCAAGGTCTAAATCTTGAAAGAATTCCTCTATTTTTTCCCAATCAAATTCGCCATTATGGATATTACTTCGGAGCATATATTCTTTGAATTCCTCCTCGGTAAGTTTTCGGTTTGGAATCCTTACATCGATATTGTCCTCACCACGCCCCAACACGAACAACGCAGCTACTCTCTGGTGTCCTGCTATTAGTGTATTGTCCAGGTCAATGACTGGAATTTCTACCAAATTAAATTTCTCCAAGCTCTCTCGGAGCTTCTTCATATCGGCATCATTGATTTGTCTTGGATTAAAATCACAAGGCACTAACTCTTTTACTTTCCTCTGAACCGTATACCATTCCAAAGGAGCATGTATTTTATTTTCCATTATTCAAAAATTTTTCGCATTCCATGAGTTCGTTTTCTTTTTCTTGGAGCTGTTCCCTTTTGAGGTTCAGCGTGTGCAGTCGGCTCTTATACTCTGGATATTCGGGAGCAGGCAGGGAATTTTCCATTTTCTTAATGGTCTGTTTTCTCCTTGTAATCAGCGCCCTAAGATTATCCCGATGTTTATAAATTTCCAGCTCACTCATTCCCTCGAAATCAGTTTCAGCCTCCAAAGGCATTATTCTCTTATGCTCTCTGTAATGTTTCAGCACTTTTTGGCATTGGTCAAAATCAAGGAAACAGCGGTAAATTTTCATCTGAATTTCCAGAGCGGATTCTGTGTCGGTTTCAGGGATTTTGTTCAATTGCATTTTCAAAGAGCAGGCTTGCATCCATAAATCCCAGCGCCTGCGGTAGGCTGGATGAAGCTCTACCGGATAATCTGCAATCAAATCATTAAAAACCTTCCGCTTCGGAGGTTCTGTTTTCGGATTTCCGCTCTCCTCCTTTAGAGGTTCTTTTGGTGTTTCCTGCGGGAGTATTGCTCTGAGCCTCTTATATTCATATTTGAGTTTGGCATAATTCTGCAAAGAAAAATTCTTCAAACTTTCTGCAATTCTGCTATTTCCACCCGCTGAAAGAAATTCCTCCAGAAGCTGCCTGTGTTTCTGTGCATTCATCCTTTAAAAAAAGCCCTCACCTCAATAGTGAGAGCTTTCATTTTAAAAATAATAATTATAACATACAACCTGTCAAGCCTTTGCTTTCGGTTCTGGTTTGGCTTTCTTGCTTTCTGCTTTCTGCTTCTCGGCAATAGCCTTTTCCAAAATATCAACATCAGACAAAATTTTTTGCGATTGTCTTAATGCTAAGATTTTTTTAAGGCGTTCTTCCGGAAGTGCTGCAAGTTCCCCCACTGCTTCTGGCGTGAAGACCAACCAGCTCGAACCATTCTCCAGACGCTCCAGAGCATCCTCCGGAACATCTGACACTACATAGCTTTCGCTGGAACTCATAATCCGTGTGCCAGCTTTCACTGTCAATATGAAACACTTTTTGTCCATTACGGTGCTGGGTCTAAGCTGATTTCTCCTTTATACAGGAACAACTTCGTGTTTGCCGTTACTTTCACAGTTATTCCTGAGTTGTCATCAATCTTCTTACCTGTCGTTGCATCCGCAGACTCTATGTAAGCCCCGATATTGAGTGAACCGATTACAAAGATTTTACCTTCGGCATCTTTCACCGCATAGAGACAAGGCGTGTTTTTGTAGGTATCAATGAAACCTAAGTTCTTTGGTTTAAAACCAGGAAGAAGCATTTCCAGTTCCGTTTTAGTCTTCTTATTTCCGGTATTTCCGGAAAGAGCCATTTTCAGCTCGTTTTCATCGACCTGTACATCAATGGATTTCCACGCTTTCCCTGTATTCAGAACGATACCTCCCGTCCCGATGGTAAGCCTGCTTTCAAAATCATTCCCTGCGGTAGGCATTGCCATTGACTTGACAAATGCCACAGGAACATAATACAATTTGGTTGCAATTCCCGCAATAGTGTCTTCATTTGGACAATTTTCCAAATTCTCGTGCGGAGTATTATCAAAACATCCTGCCATAATTTTAAATTTTTTGAATTAAACTTGAATTTCCTGCCACCAGCTGAAGCAGAGCGTCTTCATCTTTGATGATTTCTTTCTGACTTCTGGCTACCCCGTCTATTCTAATGAATTTCGGTGCTTCGTCCGTGAACTGGTATTTTTCCCCGTTGAAAGTGAATTTCTCACCAGGAACACTTTGCTGAGAAACAGGAGCGGCACTTTGTAGTTCCGCTTCTCTTTCAACAATTGCAGCCTCACGAACTTCTACTGATGTTTCTCTTTCAGCAACCGCAGCTTCTCTTTCGGCTAATGCTGTTTCCTTTTCCACCACTGCTGCTTCACGAGTTTCCGCTGTTGCCTCTTTTTCGGCAACCACAGCTTCTCTTTCGGCTAATGCTGTTTCCTTTCCCACCACTGCTGCTTCACGAGTTTCCACTGCTGCCTCTTTTTCGGCAACAGCGGTTTCTCTTTCTTCAACAGCTTTGATTTGAGCGACAATCTGCTCTTCTATCGGAAGATCTGGATTATCTACTTGATTTTTCTTCTTTTCTGACATATCTGCTCGTTTTTAGAATTTTTCTGATGGATAGAACAATTTGTTTTGGTCTGGGTTATTGAGACCTCTATTCTTAGATGCATCTGCAGTATGCATGAATACCAGCTGATTAATTGCATAATCATATCCCAGACTAAATTCTCCGAGGAATTTCAATATTCTATCTTGAACCTGAACATCCGTGATGGTTGCCGGATTATCTATTTCGTCTATCAATCTCAACAAGTTACCATCCACTGTAGAGATGATGCTTCCCTGAGTAAGGTTCGGGATACCCACAATCGTTCTTTCGCCGAGGCGTGACTTGGTCGCATTGTTCAGGAATTTATTCTGCCCGAATCTATCCTCGTAAGCCAGCCTGTAGTTCTCCGCATCGGTGCTGTTCATGAAGATAACCTTCACTTTTGATTTCACTTTATCCGGTAGAGCTCTCTCATAAGCGGTCACCTGATCTACGATATTCGCAGCTGTGATGGCATCACCAGGAATCAAGAACGCTGGATTGGTAGTATCCGCAAGGATTTTCTTGTGAATCTCGTTCAATCCATCCATAGAGGTTCCGAATTCAGGAGTAGCAGAGCCTTTCTTAGATGCATCATACTTCCCTGTGATGGAAAGAATATCTACATCATCTATGATTTTTTCCTTCAGCATTTCCAATGCCAATTTAGAGATGGATTTCTGCGGGAGGTTTTTGCCCTCTTCATAATCCTGCTCATAGATTGTACCAAGGATTTCAGCTGGGTCTAACTGGAAATCTATTTTCTGATGAAAGTTTTTCAAATCCTTATTCAGGAAAGTGATGTCTCCATAAGGTGTAAATTTCTTAGATTCAAAAATCTGCACCACATGTCCCATCAATGCCTGAACGGAAGGATAATGCCCTCTTACTTTCGTAATTGTTTTGGCATATTTGTTCAACAGAATATCCTTGGATAAAACCGCTTCTCTGAACAATTTTGGTTTCAGCGCCACATAACGAATTACTTCGTTCTTAATCTGGTCTATTTTTAAAGTTTCGTTTGCCATAATCTGATTTTATAAATTGTTTATCAACTTGTTGTGTGAATCTTCAGGGTTTAAATAGCCACCCACCAAACCATTTGTCGGTTCATCTTTTCCGTTGTTTTCTGGAAAATTGTGGCGGTTTTTAGAATCCCCATACTCTCTGCATTTCTCCCCTAAAAGCACTATGTTTTCCTGCAAAGTACCCTCTGCCTCCAATCCTGCATGCTCCAAAGCCTGCTCTACAGCATCCTGAATTGATGCCATGTTCTCCTTGCCAGCGGCAAGTTCTTCCTCCAATGCCTTGGTATCTTTTTCCTCCAATGCGGCATTGATTTTCTCTAATTCATCTTCTGAGAGCTTAGCAAAAGGTTTTCCCCCAAATAAATTGGAGTGAAGAACCATTTCCGAAAGCCCAAGAAGCGCTACAATTCTTGAATATTTCATCGTTTTAAAATTTTGATAATGCGTCTTCTAATGTTCCCAGCTCGTCTATCAAGCCGATTTCTTTTGCCTGCTGCGGAGTGTATGTCTTGCCTTTGAATACATGTCCGTCATCCTTCAGCTTCTCTCCGAAGTTGGCTTTCATCCTATCGATAAAATCCGCAGCTAAATATTGCAGGCGTTCTGTGTATAAGGCTTCATTGCCTTTCATCAATTCTCTGAATTCCTGGTTCTTTTCGGTAGACTGCGGAGCATACAGCTCGTAAATCTTCGCTCCCCACTTTTCAAACATTGCTGAAAAATCTTGATACGAAAGCATCGTCCCGATAGAGCCGATTAAATCCGCATGAGGATTTGCCATGTGATAATCACAGCCAGAAGCAATATCCAATGCCGCCGAACACTGATATCCGCTCGTATAGGAAACTGTAGGAGTTTTAAGATTTTTGATGATAGAAGTAAGTTCTGCAGTGCCGGAAACCATTCCGCCGCCAGAATCTATATTGAGAACGATTCCAGAAATTTGGCTGTCTCGGTCTAAATACCGGAGCAGTTGCCCGTAGAACTGTGTCCCCAGTGTATACCAGGAAGAATACTTCACAATAGGTCCGATGATATTTACCACCACAGGGGTAGCATTGCCATCAGCTCCGTCTATTTGTGCCTTGATACGGGACATATATCTCGTTTCAGGAGTACCTTGATCAGGATTTACAGAACGATTTTTTAAAAGAGTAAAATCCATCAGCAGAGAGGGGATGATACCAGAGAGGTATTCCTTATCAATTGCTAATGGTGTGTTTATAAGAGTATTATTGCCAAACATAATTCTATTTGTCTGGCAAACTTATCTTTAAGGATATGATTTATAAAGGACAGACAAACGGAATAACCTTGGTAGAGCCAGTAATGGAAATAGTCACTAAATCATTCCCCGAATCATTGTATTTCCGGTTGTCCAGAACGAAGATTTCCAGCGGTTCTGTGTGGTTTCCTAAAACGGTATAATCCATATTAGAATAAAACACCGCCACAAAGTCTTTATCATTCAGTAGGTTATTAAGTTTATTAATGTTTTCCGGATCAACATCATAGCTGCTCAGAGAAATTTCTATGTCAAAAAAAGTATTTCCGCCCGTTGTTTTTCGTTTAATAGAGCGGTCAAAATCCTCAGGAATGATATTTTGAATTTCCAGAACGGCAGCTCCTGAGGGCTTTTTTTTCTGGAAATTATCTATATAACTCAGGTTTTCTGAACGATAAATCTCTATTCGGCGGATTTCACGGAAAATATTGTCCGCTGTATTTTCTATTGTCTCCATATTTTCAGGCTTTTTTTTGAAAATTTAAATTTTGTCCATTCGTTCCATTATGGCTTCCTTCTTTCGGGTAAAATCCCGAATCAGGGTTGAATAATAAGATTTAGCATCCTCCACAATGCCGTAAAAATCCAATGCATTTTCTATACTTGTTTTATAATCAATGCCGTA